TGTGTGAAATCTGGAGAAACTCTTGATGATTGCAGAGACCTGTCCCTAGATGGTCTAATAGAGTTTGAAGAATCTTTAGAAGGAAACGAAAAGTTTCCATACCCATTAAAACCATTTTTGAAAAATGAATTTTTTTCATATTATCTTGATCATGAAGTTTATTTAATAGCTAGATTTATAAAAAAAATTTTTGAAGAATATGATATTAGCAAAATAATTAATTTTAGTTTAACTGATGAAATAAATTTTAATTTTAATTATGATGAGTACATAATGTCAGATGACGGAATAGAGGGATCACAAGAGGAAAAAGAAAAAAATATTCCGTTCCTGATATTAGCTATATATTTATGGTATAGCGGATGGAAGGGGAAAAATGTTAAAAAAATTCTTGAGAATTTGAAACAAACATATGATAAATATTTTAAAAATGAAAGTTTGTTTCAAAATCTCATAGATACAGTCGAGAGCCCCGACATTCCAGCCGATTCGTCTGGTTTTGAAAGTATGAATTTTTGTGATAAAATAATTGAAATTAAAAAAAGAAATTCAAGTGATTCTGATTTCTTCTCTAATAAATTAAAATGGGATCTAAAAAAAACACTTGGTGTATATGATGTTATTAATAATTTCTTTATAAATAAAGAAAAATTTAATGAAATTGTAAAAATTAATGAATTATCAAAAGTTGATATTAATTCTGATATTAGTAAAATAAATGATTTAAAAATAAATATTTTTTTCCATGTGCATCAAAATTTAGATATTACACATTTTAAAGTTATTGAGACTAAAAAATTAAAAAACTATGTAAATATTGTGGAAACTATGGATGTATTATATAATAGAGTATCCGAAATTAAAGATTTAAAATTAAAAGAATTAGATCCGGAACAACAGAAACACGTGGGAATTAGAAATATGATTCTAATTATTAGAAATTTTTATAAAGATAATAATTTAAACAAATTTTCTAATGAAGCATTTAAATCATTAATTAGCGATATTAAACAAGACTATCCTAAAATAGGTGCAAGCATTGAAACTCAAATCGAAGAATTGAATTAAAAGATTAACAGTATATAATTTTTATAGTTGATTAATAGGTGTTGCTAACTGAGGGTTAAATATTTGGTTTGGTTCTCCAACCATACCATGAAACCAATGCTTTCTTCCTGTATTATCTATAAACTCTACATAAAAATGATATGATGAATCTTTATCTGGAAATACTTCTGAATATTGATATAATTTTCCATTCCAATTATTTTCACCATAAAATTTTTTTATATTTTCTGTAATATTTTCTCTTTGACATCCTTTTTTCCATAATTGAGCTAATGTTAAATTAGGTCCTTTATAATTCTGATAGTGTTCACAATCAATCATTATTATTAATATTAATATTATTATTATTATTTTTTAAATATTAATAAAAAATAATTTAAAGAAAAATTAATAATTTAAAGAAAATTTACCTATTTATATAAAAATGTCTTTTAAAGATAAACCATTAAAAAAAATAGTTTCTGATAAAAGAGTTACCATTGATGTAGTCCATAATGATATTTTAGAAAATTTCAAAAAAAATAAAAAAGAATATGAAAAAAATATTGAATTAATAAATGATTATGAAAAGATAGATGGAAATGAATTAACTGAGGAACAATTAATAAAAAAAAATAACATAAAAAGTGAAATTAATAAATATAAAACTAATGAATTAATTGATTATTATATGGATAATGGAGAAATATTATCTGAATATTATTCAAATAAGGAAGGAAATAATATTAAAAAAAAAAGTGTAAATGTGATTGATATTATGAATAAAAAAAAAGAAAAAAGTCCAAAAAAAGACATCATTAATAAATATATGTCAAATATTGATGACAATATTATACCAGATGTATATAATAAAAATATTGAAGTATGTCCTTTATGTTATAATCAATTAATTTTAAAAGAATTTGATTGTATTATAATGTGTGAAAAATGTGGATTTACAGAAAAATATATTATAAATTCTGAAAAAACATCTTTTAAAGATCCTCCACGTGAAACATCATATTTTGCATATAAACGTATTAATCATTTTAATGAATGGTTAGCGCAATTTCAAGCTAAAGAGTCAACTGAAATTCCTCAAGAAGTTTATGATGGAATATTAAAAGAAATGAAAAAAAATAAATTATTGAATATCCAAGATATTAAATATCATCATATAAGAGAAATATTAAAAAAACTTAAATATAATAAATATTATGAACATATTCCTCATATTATAAATATGTTAAATGGTAAAAAAGCTCCATTACTTACAAGGAAACATGAAGAACAATTAAGAATAATGTTTAAAGAAATTCAAACTCCTTTTATGCAACACTGTCCAGATACTAGAAAAAATTTCTTATCTTATTCTTATGTTTTACATAAGTTTTGTGAATTAATCGTGTTAGATGACTTATTAGTTTATTTTCCTTTGTTGAAAAGTAGAGAGAAACTTCAACAACAAGATAAAATTTGGAAAGATATTTGTGGGACTTTAAAATGGCAATTCATACCAAGTATTTAATAATTTAAGTTTCTATAATTTAAGTTTCTATAATGTTCATAATTATGATTAGAACAATCTGTTTCAATTACATGTGGAAACATTTTATCTAATAAAACAAATGTTGTTGATGCTAATAATCCAATGTATATTGCATGCTTATTTATTATATTACAGCTTGGAATATAATATGTTGATGAAGTAACTACTAAAAATAATAATAAATATTTAATTAAATTTTCAAAATTAATCATTTATTAATATAATAATATTTTTTTATTAAAATAATTTTATTTCATTATATTAAATGTCAAATATAATTAACAATGAAGTACAATTTTTAAAAGATGAATTTAAATATAATGAACTAGAAAGAAAATATGAAAAGCCTGAAGATACTAATAGTAAAAGTTTGAGTAATTTAAGATTTGGAAGAGAAACTATGGGTGATAATATTGATGAAGTTAATTCAAATGGATTTATAAAAGATATTAAAATAGCACCAAAAAATGAAAATAATAAGATAGAAATAAGAGATCCAATCATGTTTCATAATACATCGGAATCGGCATTAAAGGGTATTGTTGAAGAGTCTTATTTAAGTAAAATCTTTTTTTCAAAAGAAAATACAGATAATATTCAAAAAATATTAAGATATGAAATATATCAAAAAAAAGGAAAAGTTATTGAATATCAATCTTCAAATGAAATTAATGTGATTATGAGATCAATATTCCTTCAATTAGCAGATTCAACTATTAAAGATGATATTATACAACAAGTTCAATATTTAAATAAACAAGTCGTAGATTTTGCTAAAGGAAAAATTATTGTTTCTTTAGAACAACATGATGGATATATAGATAAATTACATACATTACCTGAACCTATGGAATTTCCTTCATATGTTAACAAACAAAATTATACTTATGATATTTCTAATATCATTTAATCTAATATCATTTAATCTAATATCATTTAATCTACTTCATCTATGATTGTTTCTTTAGTTTCATTTTTAGGTCCTCCTCCTCCCATCATGGAAGCCATCATATTAGGATCCATACCTTTCATTGCTTCAGCCATCATGTTAGGATCCATACCTTTCATTGCCTCAGCCATTGATGCTGGATCCATAGAAGATGGATCAAATCCACCAGGACCAGAGGCCCCTTGAACTTTTTCCATAATAGGTGAAACTAAATCATTAAATTCTTCATATTTTGTATCATAGTCTTCTTTTGTATAATCAGTTTTTAATAACCATGATTCTATTTCATTTAATGCTGTATTAACCCCTGTTAATTCATCCGATTCTATTTTTTCACTTAATTTAGTATCACCAGTAAAACTTTTAACTTGATAAACTAATGATTCTAATTTATTTTTAGATTCTATTCTTTCTTGTGCTTCTTGATCTTCTTTTTTAAACTTTTCAGCTTCTTCAACCATTCTTTCAATATCATCGGATGTAAGTCTACCTTTATCATTTTCAATAGTGATGTTATTTTTCTTCCCTGTTCCTTTTTCACAAGCTTCAATATTCATAATTCCATTCGCATCAATATCAAAAGTAACTTCAATTTGTGGAACACCTCTAGGTGCTGGAGGAATACCATCTAACTGAAATGTTCCTAATTCATTATTATCTTTGGTTAATGCTCTTTCACCTTCGTAAATACAAATTGAAACACCTGGTTGATTATCTTGATAAGTTGAAAATGTTTGAGATTTCTTACAGGGAATTGTAGTGTTTCTTGGAATAATCTTAGTCATAACTTCACCAGCTGTTTCTAAACCTAATGATAATGGTGCTACATCAAGTAATAATATTTCATCAGCTTTATCATTACCTGATGTAGATTTAGATAAAATAGCTGCTTGAACAGATGCTCCGTGTGCTACTGCTTCATCAGGATTAATTTTTTTACAAATTTCTTTCCCATTGAAAAAATTACTTAATAATTCTTGAATTTTGGGGATACGAGTAGAACCACCAACAAGAACAATTTCATTGATTTGACTTTTACTCACTCCTGAATCTCTAATAACTTTTGTTACTGGATCCATACATTTTTGGAACAATGGCATACAAAGTGATTCAAATCTAGCTCTTGTAATTGATGAAAATAAGTCATGTCCATCACATAAAGAATCAATTTCAATTGAAGCATTATTCCCACTTGATAATGTCCTTTTTGCTTTTTCACAAGCGGTCCGTAATCTTCTTTTAGCTCTGTTATTTTCACTAATATCACATTTAGTTTTCCTTTTAAATTCATCCATAAAATACTTTACCATTAAATTATCAAAATCTTCACCACCTAAATGAGTATCTCCAGCGGTTGCCTTAACCTCAAAAATACCATCATCAATATTAAGAAGTGATACATCAAATGTTCCACCTCCTAAATCAAAAATAAGAACATGTTTTTCTTCATCTGATTTATTATCTAAACCATAAGCTATAGCTGCTGCGGTTGGCTCATTAATGATTCTTAAAACATTTAAACCAGCGATAGTTCCAGCATCTTTTGTAGACTGTCTTTGAGAATCATTAAAATAAGCTGGAACAGTAATTACAGCATCAGTTACTTCTTCTCCTATATATGCTTCAGCAATTTCTTTCATTTTTACTAAAACCATTGATGATATTTCTTCAGGTCTAAATGTTTTTGTTTCACTTTTATATTCAACTTCAATAACAGGTTTTGAATCTTTTTCTAAAACTTTAAAAGGGAATTGTTGAATATCACTTTGTAATACTTTGTCATTAAATTTTCTTCCAATTAATCTTTTAGCATCAAAAACAGTATTTGTTGGATTAATAGATGCTTGATTTTTTGCTCCATCTCCAATTAATCTTTCGTTCTCTGTAAAAGCTACATAAGATGGTGTTGTTCTGTTTCCTTGGTCATTTGCAATAATTTCACAGCGGTTATCTTTCCACCAACCTACACAACTATATGTTGTTCCTAAATCAATTCCAATTGCTACCATTTTTTTTTATATAAAAATATTATTGATATTTTTTTAAATATATTTAAGAATTTTAATTTATTTTAGATTATGGATTTAGAGTTTTCATCTGAATTAATTAATATAATTAGAAAAAAAAAATTTATTAATGAATGGTTAAAAAAAGATTTTTCATTAAAACCTATTATGATTTTTGGAAATAAAGGTAATGGAAAAAGTATGTTAGCGGAGTATATTTTAAAAAATACAACAACTATAAAAATAGATATTGAATTTTGTAAAAATAAAATTATTTTTGATGATTTTATTGATTCAACATTAAAAAAAAAAAATATTAGAATGATGTTTGATAATAAAAATTGTGAAAAATCATTAATAATTGATGATTTTGATTATATATCAAAAAATGATAAATTTCTATTTAAATCAATTTGTGATTTTTTTAAAAATAAAAATTTTATCAAAAATTATAAAATAATTATTATAACAAATGAAATTAAAAACAAAAATATTCAACAAATTTATAAAAAATGTTTCCCTATTATGATAGAACTTTCAGATAAAAATATTTTTAATCTAACTAAAAAATATTTAACTATAGGTAAGGGTTTTAATGATAAACAAATCAAAAATTTAATTAAAAAATCAAATAATAATTTTAATATTATTAAAAACAATATTGATTTTTATCAAAATAAAACAGAAAATATTGTTGAAATTGATAAAGAACATAACGATACAATTATATTATTAAAAAATATGATTGAAAAAAATGATATTTCATATACTTATCAAATGGCTATTAATGATTATTATGTTATAGGATTAAATATTCTAGAAAATTGTAAGAATATTAAAAGTAAAAATGATATTAAAAACTTAATTAAAATATATGATAATTTCATTATCGGTGATAATTTTTATTATAAATTATATCAATATAATTCAGAATATTATATCAATAACATAATTACCTATTGTTCATTATTACCTATTTTTTATTATAAAAAAATTAATAATTTTAATTATAATAAATTTATTTATAACAAATACATAAGTCAATCAATCATTTATATTCATAATCAAAACCTTTTAATAGAAAATAATTTACATATTACAGATTTATTTAATATTTATAATTTTTATCTAGAATATTTAGAAAAAAAAGAAGAAATTTTTAAAAAAAAAATTAATCTATTGATAGAAACATTTGGTATTTCTAATAAAATTATTAATAAATTTTTAAAAAATTATAATTACATTTATGGTCAAGATATAAAAAAATTAATTCTTTAAAAATCATCATCTAATTCAAATACATTATCATCATTCTTTGAATTTGCGATATTTGAATATTCACCAACTCTTTTTTCAAAAAAATTTGTTTTTCCTTGAATTGAAATCAACTCCATCCAATCAAATGGATTTGTTGAATTATAAATTTTATCTAATCCAAGCATTAACAACAGTCTATCAGCTACATATTCAATATATTGTTTCATTAAATCCATATTCATACCAATCAAACTACAAGGTAATGATTCAGTAATAAATTCTTTTTCTAATTCAACCGCTTCTTTAATAATATCTAACACAACTTTATTACTTGGTTTATCTTTTAGCATTGAATACATTAGAACAGCAAATTCAGTATGCATTCCTTCATCTCTGCTGATCAACTCATTGCTATGACATAATCCAGGCATTAATCCGCGTTTCTTTAACCAAAATATTGAACAAAATGATCCAGAAAAGAAAATACCTTCAACAGCTGCAAACGCAATTACTCTTGTAGCAAAAGATGAATCTTTATCACTAATCCATTTAAATGCCCAATCGGCTTTCTTTTTTACACTTGGAACAGTTTCTACAGCATTTAATAATTGTGCTTTCTTTTCAAAATCTTTTACATATGTGTCAATAAGTAATGAATAAGTTTCAGAATGAATATTTTCCATAGCGATTTGAAAACCATAAAAAAACTTCGCTTCTAATACTTTAACATCTTGACAAAACCTTTCAACTAAATTTTCATTTACAATACCGTCACTAGCCGCAAAAAATGCTAAAACATTATTAATAAAATGACGTTCACCATCAGATAATGTTTGATAATCTTTAAAATCTTTGGACAAATCTAATTCTTCAGTTGTCCAAAAATTAGCTTCAGCTGCTTTATACATTTTCCATATTTCATCATGTTTGATAGGAAAAATAACATAACGGTTTTCTTCTTCAGATAATAAAATTTCCTTTGACATACTTAACAATAAATAATATCAATATTTTTTTAAATATTGTTTAAAAAAATAGAAAATTTAAATAATTGTTTAATAAAATATAATAAAAATATGTATATTAAATAAATAAATAAATAAATAAATGGTACATTTAGGGATATTTGGACAAGAATCAATTATTACTTCTATTGAAGAATCTGCCCACCATGGAATACATTATCTTCACCATTTTTTTGACCATAGAGCACATGGAATAGCAGAAGAAGGAGCACATGGAATAGCAGAAAGACTAATAATCGCAGAAAAACTAATAATCGTTCAGTTTTAATTTAAAGGATCATAAATAAAAAATTAATTATATTTTTAAAAAATTTGATTAAAATTAACTTTTATTTTTATTTTATTTTCAATAATAATAGGATAAAATATGGATAATATTTATATATTTGATTTAGATGATACACTAGTTATACATAAAAATAACAAGGTTAATTATAAAAAAATGAAAGAAGATAAGAATTTAAATGAATTATTGAATAAATTAGGTAAAGATAATAAATTTATATTTACAAATGGAACTTATGGTCACGCAGAATTATGTTTAGAAAAAACAGGTTTAAAAAAATATTTTAAAAAAACATTTGCTAGAGATACAGTTCCGATGATGAAACCATTTTTGAGAACATATAAATTTGTTCAAGAGCAAATTTATTATGAAAATAATGATAATGTTGGAAAAAAAATAATATTTTTTGATGATAATATTAATAATATACAATCTGCTAAAAGTTATGGATGGAAAACAGTTTGGATTCATCCTCAATTTATGAAAAAATCAATATATGCTGATTATTCTTTTCCGAATATTTATCATGCTTTATTATATTTCAGCTTTATAGATAAATTTTAAAAAAATGAACTTTCTTTAAGATCATCAAAAAATGTTTTTGGTTCATAACTTTCATTTGAATTATCAGTTTCTTCAGTGAGACTATTGCTTATAATTTCTACATTTTCACTTAAATTAAAACTAACATTTTTTTTTAGTTCTTTATTTTCTTTATTTGTATTTTCTTCATTAATATTTTTTTCTTCTATATTATCTTCAATAATTAATTCAAGATTATCATTATCATTATCATCATTATCATTATCATTATCATTTAAATTATCATTATCATTATCATTATCA